GAAAACCTCGGTTAATAATAATATAATAAAATTATAATGTGCGGCTGGGTGCATAGCACATTTTATATAGTCTACCTACGTTCAGTAGCTAGGTATTGCCTGAGGGACATACCAGGTTGTGGACGGAAACGACCACGAGGTGGATCAACACCAGGTGGGGTTCCACGAACCTTGCGGTTCCTTCTAGGTAGAGGGGCGGCAGCCTGATTTTCATATTTAGGTAAGCTAGTAGCAGGCTCAACAGCTTTGGATGCTTGCACACCCATATTGTTAACAGCAGCTGTAAGCTTATTGATCTTGGCTTCCAATACAGCTTCCTTACTACGACGTGAGGCAACTGCAACACGACTAAGCTTGGGACCACGTTTAGCAGTCTTCTGTTTAGTCGGTTTCTTCTTTTCAGCCTTCTCTTTCTTACCACCAAATATATCTTTGAGCCATGAGACCGCAGTTGGTATAAATTTCATGGCAGTCATAGCGATAGAACCAAGATCGTTTGCAGCAGCAGGTAACGAATCAGGGCGAGCATGCATAATGCCAACAGCCATACGAATGGCATCAGCATCAGGCAGAGGCAACGTCCGCTGAAAGGTCACAAGACTGGATTCAATACGAGGTTGTATCTCAAGACCAGTAAATGATTTGACGGTAATGTATGGTACAGATGTTAATGTTGTACCAACTTGAGATGGAACGGTCAAACCCTCAAAAAGAGTGTAAGACCAATCTAGAGAAGACCATGGCACCTCGGCAGTATACGGCGAAAAGGTGTTACTCCTTGTATCAGTAGCATATAATGGTATGTAATAGTTGATATTACCTACCAAGTAGCGCATGAACGATAAATTCAAGGCTGGTGGCATAGCAGCATTCTGAGTGGTTGAGTAGTTGCCCACCCAAGGTATAACTTCATCCTCCTGTTGAGCAACAACAAACGCACCCTCGCGGGCAGGTCTAGTTGCAGCTTTTGGAGAACTTACCATCAGCTCACTGCTGTTCTCTGGAAACAATGTGTTCCAATACATATTGTTACTGAAATCAAGGTTCCCGCCGACAGTATTGTCATAGGTACCCATTTCCAAGATCTGATATTGCATTTGCTCAGCCGGCATTCGCACTCCCTCCTTATCCACAACACAAAACTCATCATCGTCAACTCTATAATCTTTATCAGGTGACCACTTATCGCTTGAGTCTTTCTTGCGTGAGTTAAAAACCAAACCACGTTCTCCTATAGATGCCTTAACAGCAGCAAGCAGATTGCGGAAAGATTCCTTACATCCAGCATGTGACTCAAACAACTGAGTGAGCGTGTTACCTTGCACAATATCTGGCTTGAATTTACCAGACGTGACAATACCCTGATTGTTAAAGTTAGTAGCGTTGAGATAATAAGTCGATGATTTGTATGTCTTGCGATGTGATGCAACGTCCCTTTGCCATGAATTAAAATTGTAACCAGCGTTACGTGTAGCTACAGGCGCAACTTGATTTACGCCTGGCTGGGCACCAGTGCCAGTTATAACACTTTGACCTTGCGGTTGAACCCAACCAGACCACCTTGATGCAGCATCAGCCAACCAAAAGAACACATAATTAGCCACGACCGCACCTGAACTCTGCAAAAATAAAATAGAAGACGGATTAACAGTCTTCGTTTGAGTTGCACTCGATGGAAATGTTAAAATAGGAGGCACATTGACCTCGGATTTCAACTCCATAAGCACAACATTCGGGGCAGAGCAGTCAGGACGACCTTGGTATTCAGATGTCATAGGGCTGGGCGGATGCGTAACCTTGTTAACATAGGCAGCACCTGCAGCTGTACCGGCATGGACAGGCATACCATTGACTTTACCAACTTCGGTAGACATAATGTATAAATAAAATAAATAAATAAAATAATTAAAAATAAATTAATTATAAATAAATAAATAATATTGTCAATTTGACAAACATAAATTAAAATAGATAAAGGTAGAAGATCTATTTAAATAAAACGAGTATATAAAACGTAAGTGTTAGTTTTAGTAACTAAGGGAAATACAAACCATAGGCATTACAAATTAGCTTCATGACAATTATAATTCAGATAGGCCAACCAACCTAGGATGGAGCTTACACTTTCATCGAAAGCTGTTACGTTCCACTAACACCCAATAAATACATATATAAAAGAAAATAATAAATAAATAAAATAATATAAATTAAGAAAATATAGAATAAATAAAATAAACTAACTACAAATAAATAAATATTTACATTAAACTTTGAAAGAGGCCATCTTCGTTTGATACAACTGACCAAATTCGATATAGCGACTGTTTTTGAGAAAATGAAACAAACTCTGGACATCTTCACTTGATAACCTAGTCTTGAAACAACCACCCTCGTAAAGTTCATTGTAAAACAATGCACAAGTAGCTGCTCCAGTAAATAGCTGTTGTGATGTTACAACAGCAGCACAACGTTCCTGCAGTGACATAACGACTTCCTTAAAATGGTCCTCATCAACATATAACTTATCTAAAAACTTTGCAGTATGACGCACAACATCGGGAAATAAACCCTCATTAGTTAAAAACCAACCAGCGAATTCACCGATAGGACTATTGTGTAATTTGAGTTTATGACCAGTGTAATTCAATATTCGTTTTGCCTTATCATACATACGACTACTACTGCAGTTAACAGCAGAATCGTCACCTTTAAAATATGCAAACTGGAAATCTTTATATTCAAATAAAGAAAAACACAAAGCCATGTTACCGATGGTATTTTCACAAATAGTAAAAGGATTACCAGAGAATTGCTTCTCAAACCCATCCAAAGATGCGAAACCCCATATTGTACGATACTGCATAGTCCAACTTTCACGAAATTTCTCATAGGTGTTAACAAGATTGCGAGGACAGCCGGATGCAATTAATAACCATGATGTTAACTTAACGAAAGGTTTTCTGAAACTAGCATCCCATTCAGAAAAGTCATTGCAAGTGAAGTCATGCAATTTCTCAAACTTAGATATCATTTGAACATATCGAGCGTTCATATCCGTGTCAGAGTCATGAGTAGCTAATATTATGTTACGATTATTACGAGCGAGCAATTCACGAATACGATCTAACAATGCACGAGCCCACCCGCAAAATAACACATTAATACGTTTAGATGTTGCTGCTACTCCCTGACCAACTTTGTCACTAGTATCAAATCCATCTTTTGGATCAAATTTGGATTGCCTCTTATTAAAAAATTTTAGTTGTTCTTCATTTAATTTACAAACTTGATCTATCTCAGCCATAATAGTTTTGTCTTTCAATTTGGTGTTAAGTTTATCTATATACTCACGCTGTCTCTTTGTTATATACTCAACACTCATAAACATTTCTCTACGAAGCCTCTTAATTGAATGTTCGTTACCATAAATGGCCATGCTCAACCCATTCAATAACTCAGTTAATGTGTACTCCATATCACGTTTATCATTGGTGTTATACTTCCTACTGTACCGTTTAAC